GGGGCTACTAACCCCGCACTGGAGATACACTGTTGAACCGAAAGGGCGCAAAGCGTCCAGGTCGGTCCTCAGCTCTCTCCTGCACATGTTACCATGTGTGCCACCCTTAAAAGGGTGACATCCTTGACCCTAGCTTGATGTCGACGGCATAGGGACGTCCAGCACGTTCCAAATGCTTCCCATCGACGGATGGCGATCCGCCGCGCTTAAGGAAGAACTTGAGCAAGGCGCCCGGTCCATCGAGGAAATCCCTCGGTAGACGGGACGACACAGCATAGCCCTTAACAAAGGGGCGATGAAGTGTCTCGTGTTCGCCCTGGGTTTCATACCCCAGATGCGAATTACGACCTAGCACCGGAGAAGACGGCAACACAGTCGGAAAATGAACAATCAACCGACGAATGTAGTCGTCCAGCCATTTAGTAGTTCCCCAGCAACCAGCAAAATAAAGCTGATTGCGAAGGGAAATGACTGAAATAACCTCCGGGACGTGCTTCCGTGATGTCGGGAATTTACGCCTGACCTTGACAATTGAAACGTCATGGCCTTCGTAATACTCCTTACCACAAGACTCCCTGAATCTTACGATCCAGAAGGACTTGTCTGCACCCACTCGAGCCCCAAAGGTTTCGAGAGAGTGAATCACGGAGTGCACTGAATCCACGGGGACGATAATATCATCCCCATAGATGCGCACCTTGCCAAGGTATGATTTTATCATACTCTTGGAAACAGGTGTTCTAAGCTCTCGCTCAATCCCGATAAAGACACATGTGAGAAAAACCATGGCCTCTATAGGAAAGGTAAGAGCTGAACCCATAGACGCGAACTTGGCCAAACGGATAACTCCGTGGCCAGGAACGTCAGCCTTCCGTGAGCGGCAAGCGTCAACCGCCTCATGCAAATGAGGATGGTTGCGGAGCATCTCACGTACGAGCTGATTGGAAACACGATCGGACGCATCACTAAGGTCTAGTGTTGCCAGATCGCCGTGAAGCGATCCATCGAGGGCCATCCGCTGATTTGGCGTTTGGTCATCGAATCCGAGGAGCCTCGACAAGTTGTAATCCTTACCGAGGTGATCCAGGATACACTCCATGAGTCCCTGCTGTACATACTGCATAGCAGTGGGCTCAATGGCAATGATCCTAGGTGTTTTCTGCGTCTTAGGAACGGAGATGACCCTAACGGGAAGCTCCGCACCAGGTTCCCTGATGTCAACGTCCGAGAATTGGTCATAGTATGACCAAGAAGGAAAGATATATTCCCCAAAAGGAAACAATCTCTCCAGCCTCGTCGTCCAGGACTGTTGCCGATACTTTGCGTTAGCACGCAATTTATCAGCGGTTGCCCCGGGTCCGTGCTTGGGAACAATCTTGCCGTGATAGACATCACTGTCTACTGCTGCAAAGAGAGACCCAAACAACAACGCGGAGACTCGGCGAAAATCTTCAATATCTGAAGATTCAAGCATAGAGTCAACACGCTTGACATCAGCGTCACATGCGACATAGTTCGACATCGCTTCTCGAACCCTTGCATCACTGCAAGGGAAGAGAACCTTACTGAAAAGCAGCGTAAGCTGCCGAACAGCAAGGATTGCATCGATGTCAGGCTTGTCGTATAGAACACCTGTACTAGGATTAAACACGAGACCGAGGAAATCCTGCAAAAACGCAGGTATCCCTAACCTTTTTCCGGACTTCCGTGCAAATGGAAATCCTTTGAAGGAATTGCGGTCTACAGCCCCTTGGTTTAGACTTTTTTGGAAGTCCTTACCAAAGGAAGGCAAGGCTATCGTTAGAAACGATAGACCCTCGTGTTCAGTCCGACGTTGGACCGTTTTAAGGTCCAAGGTGGCGCTAGTGCAACATCTAGTCGCGTAATCATTAGCGACTAACTGCCAGAGCAATATCAGGCTTTTCAAAACACCTCCTAATAGAGATTGTTTTCCTTAGTCATGATATCGCACCTTACTCCTAATCCAAATAGGAAAACGGAGAAGAAGTAAAGCTGCACATTAAGTACGGCGGTCGAGGGAAAACCCCTCGGCTTGAATGAGGGAGTGTAAGACGCGGAACGCGTCTATTCTCAACTCAGACACCGAACTGATCCTACAGAGAACGTTTATAACGCCTCAGTAGCCGTTCAAGGCGGGTGACACGGGAATTAACCTGTGCCATCCGGATCAGGTCCACCAGCCCAACAAGTAGCGAGATAGAAATAGATACTATCAAAGCTACTGTGTTGTTCATAGGAACAACCCGTGCATCATCTTAACAAGGAGATGTATCACTACATCCAACTTGTGGATGATAGCATGGAGCTGCTCCGGCTGGGTTGGAGGGTGGTCGGGACTAATGGCAAATCCTGGTCTTACGATCAAGACTCGCCACCGAGCACCTTTTTAACCAAGGTCCTTTCGGTCGCCTGGATGGCTTCAACAAAACCATCCCAGATGGCCAAAAGTTCGGCATCCGTGTACCCCACTGACGGCGAGTCTATAACGACGTAAATACTCGTCCCATAGCTCGTGTTAGTGGTGGTAATCAACGGATCCGCCGCTATCTTTTTGTGGTTGACCCTAATCGTGGCCCTTGTCCTTTTCCCGTTTTCCTGGGTAGAGGCCAAGAGCTCGATATTACCATCAGCACTCCGGTACAACGATTCGAGCTTCCCAACGGAAATCCGCGGGAGACTCGACGTCACACCGGAGATTTTGATGGATTGTGGGTCAGCGAATGACATGACATGCTCCTTTTCTTGGGGCATAAATGCCCCGGTTGGTGGCTATGCAACATAGCCTAAAACAGCCGGGTTATTCCAGCTGCTATAAGGTTGGCGACCTGAGAGGGTGATAGATCCTCCCAGGAAACACCAAAACCGTAGGGGTTGGCCTTTTTGCGTACCTTCGTCACTTGAGTGACAGTATACACAGGTGGCGTCGGGCCCACAGCCGAACCGGCTGAGGGCTTAGACGTATGGGTTTCGGTACGGACAATTTCGTCCATAACGTAACCATAGGCCATAAACAGACCGTAGAGCTCCATTTCCTGTAGGTTATGAATAACCTGTTGGGCATTGGAGAAATAATCTACGGCCCAGCTCCAGGGTGCCAACTCCCAGAGAATCTCTGGGGTAAGCGAGTTTCCGAGTAGATTTTGTTCAAACTCGGAAGCACCGGTAGCAAATCCAATGATATTCCCGACTATCGAATCGGGGATATGATATCGGAACGCACCGGAAAACCAACACTTTCGTTCAGTAACAATCTGTTGGAAAGTGTCGACCCTGTAGGCGTTGCCTTTAGGATCAGTGGCATTGAGATTTGTCGGACCAACACGGACCGCCAAATTCGTACCAAGGATCTGAGAGGTTTCGCTTTTCTCAACATCAAAGTGAAATTGACGGCGAACAAGCCGGCCCTCGTCTCTCTTATACTGATTAACAGCATCAGAGAATTCGCGGACCAGTTTGGCTATACTGCCTATTTCAGACAGTAGAGGTTTTATCCCAAAGGACCAGTTAAGATACTCAGCTGATCCTCTCTTGGGAACCTTCGCACGACTTTTCCATGCCTGAACCCCAGGGAGAGAAGGAATTCCCTCCCGAAAGGTTTCAGCAAGGAGAGTTGTCAACTCACTGAGGGGATTGGTTGGCGAACACAAGGCAACAGCAGTTGCACCCTTTTCCTCGATATCCGAATTCGCAGACGCGAATCCAGGTTTCGGGATCAGGAGCTTCTCCTGGCCGAGTTTCGACAAACCAGAGGGTGCCGAAGGATGCCTAAGGGAACCAACAACTTTTTCGGTTTCCGTAGGATCTTCGAAGGAAGCGGTGTGACCGGAATAACCGGACGCACCGTATTTTCCTGTGAGAAAATCACCACCTACATCATCCGAACCATATTTACCTTGGAACGGATGCCCTTCTGACTCAGTAACCTGAGCGCCCTTCAAAGTCATAGACGCCTCGGAAGCCAATACCCAGGGTTTCGTTTTGGATGAACGCGTATAGCGTTTATTCCACGACGTCCCTGAATTCAGCTGACGTTGGCGTTTTTTGATTTCTTGGGGCATTGAGAAAACTCCCTACTTTTATGATCTACTCAGAGAGTAGATCAGGTGTATGTTGCACTGCGTGGCTGTGCTCTGCGAAGAGCACAGCCACGCAGTGCAACATACACC